GTCGAGGATCTGGAACAGCTCGTCCTGCAACTCGTCGCGGTCGAGCCAGTCGCGGACCATGTCGGCCATGGCGACGTCCCTTGCGGCATCGGACGCCGCGTCGACCGTGATCTCCAACTGGCTGACCGCGCGTTTCCTGGTGCCGAGCACGCCGGCATAGTGGAGGTCGCGCTCCTCGACCGTCTCGGCCAGCTCCAGATAGCGCAGCGGGTCGCCGGCGTCGGCCTCGCGCAGGATGGTCGCCAGCCGCTGCGGGTTGAGCCCGTCGCCGGGATAGCCGGTCAGCGGAGAGCGCACGCCGGTGACCGTCGGCCCGGCAACTTCTTCGGTAAGCGTCTTCCGCTCGATCGGCCGGCCCCATTGGTCGAGCAGGACGGGTTTCTTTGCCATCAGATGCCTCCGCGGATGCCGGCGCCGAGCGGCGGTCGGAACGGATCGCGACGGCCGAAATCGTCGCTCGTATCCGGATACATGAAGCCGTCGCCCTGCCGGCGGCCGGCGACGCTCTCGACGCCGGTCGCGACGGCCTCGTAGCCGTAGGCGTACCACTGCATGCGGCTGGCGAAATGGGCGAGGCCGAGCGCAACGGCGAAGTCGCCGTGGCGTTTCTTGCCGGCCTCGCCTTCGCGCTCGTCGGGAATGCGCGGAACGCCGCGGATGATCTTGACCAGGCGCAAATCGGAAAGGTGGTCGGCGTCGCGGCAGAGCGCGATCGCGTTGTCCTCGAAGGCGGTCTTCAGCGGTGGGAAGTTGGTGTTGTACCACTCGACCGACAGCTTCACCGCCCACACCAGGCCGGACTGGTTCTCCTCCTCGCGCAGGCCGAACTGGCGGCCGAGGTCTTCCGCCAGATTCATGCCCATGCCGGTCGCGTCGATCGCGGCACCCAGGAGCCGCGGCGCGCCGGAGAGCACCAGGCCGGCGATCTCTCGCTGCTCGGCGAAGGGCACATTGCGCATTTCGACGGTGAGGGCGGACCGCCTGCGCAGCAGCTTGTCGATCGCCAGCAGCTGGACGATCGCCGGGTCGACCTTGCGCGCCGGGTCGTAGCCCATCGCGTGCAGCTGGCCCGGATCGAGTCGGCCCAGCGCCCGCTTCACTTGGTCGAGGTGCGGCGCCATGAGATGGTCGCGATCGAGCTTCGGTCGTTGCAGGAAGTCGCCGGGCAGCGCGATACGGACGATCGGCGCATCCTCAGGCGACAGCGTCATGCGCGCCTCGATCAGCGGCGCCGTCAGCCAGGCGCCGGAACCTTGCGCCGGAACGCAGAACAGTTCCTCGTCGGCCCCGTCGGCGTAGAAGTCGATGATGTCCTGCCGCCAGGCCGCCTCGGCCTCCGGCGACCATTCCCTGCCGGTGACGAGGCAGATGCGCTGGTAGAGCCCGTCGAGCAGCGCCTGGTCGAAATCGATCCTGGCGTGCTTGCCCTTGCGGCGCAGGCCGAGGATGTCCTGGACGAGTACGTTGAATTCGTTGTCGACGCCGTTGTGGGTGGAGCAGACCACGACCTGGCCGCCCCACATGAGGAAGGCGAGTGCCGCCTTCAGCAATTCCTTCAGCGAGTCGACGAAGGCCGCCTCGTCGATGATGACCAGGCCCTGCTTGCCGCGCAGCGAACGCGGCGCGCTGCTCAGCGCCAGGATCTCGAATCCGCTGGCGAAGCGGATGCGGAAGGCCTGGATCTTGCGCGTGTCGTCGGGGCTCTGCGGGTCGATGTCGTCGAACAGGAACTCGTCGGCGTCCGCCGCCGCGATCGCATAGGCCCGCGCCCACATGGCGCAGGCGTCGACGAACTCGCGCGTCATCTCCTGGCTGTAGGAGATGTACATGGCGTCCATGCCTCCGGCGGCCTTCTCGCGGGCGGCGCGCAGCACCGCGTAGGAGGCCAGCCCCCAGGTCAGGCCGACGCGCCGCGACTTCTCGATGACGATCAGCGCCGAGCCGCTCTCCAGCGCGGCGACCGTGTCGGCTTGGTAGGGCAGCAGCACGGCCGGCAGTCCGACCGCGGCGATGACGTCGTCGAGGTTCGCCATCGACTCGGCACGGACCTTGACCCAGTCCTCCTTGCTGATCGGGCCGGTCATTTCGTCCTCACGCCGAGGATCTGCGCCTTGATCGCCTCTGCGGTCTCGGCGGTGATGCCCTTCGCCCTGGCGACCGTCTCGACGGCCTTGTCGACGTCCTTGGCGAACTCCGCCTCGACCTTCTGCCGCCGGACCGTTGACACGCCCTGCGCCTGGGCGGCGGCGCGCAGCGCGTTGGCGAGGTTCATCGCGCCCTTCGGGTCGACGCCGTGTTCGCCGGCCGCGGTCAGGATCTCGAAGACCAGCGTCTTGATCGCCTCGGCGGCGATGACGGTCAAATTGTCGGACGAGCCGGCGTCGAATTTTTCCGCCAGCGTGCCGGCGATCTCGCGCGTCTCGTCGAGCCGGCGCGACAGCGTTGCCAGTTTGATCGCGTGCCGGTTGAATGCGGAGAAGGACGGGATGGCGAAGTCCAGCTCGCCACGGTGCTCGCGGTGCAGCCGATCGAGCTTCGCACAGAACTCCTGGTAGATGTCGAGCTGGGTGCGGTCGCGATTGCGCAGCTCGGCCGCCGCCCAGGCAATGACCGGCGTCGCCTCGGGCGGCAGGAGTTCGATTCCGGACAGGCGGCCGCGGCCCTTCACCATCTCATCCACCCGGCGAAGGACGAGCGACGCCGTCGAGTGCATGACGGCGTTCGACATGGTCGAGGCCGGCGCGCGTGATCGCGGCGACGTGGAGCGGCTCGGCTTCCGGCCGGTCGATCGAGGCGAGCCGCACGGCACCGAGTTCGGCGAGCTTGTTCAGCTGGGTTCTCACCCATTCGCGCGACCGGTTGTAGCCGAAGGCGTCGAGGGTCCGGGCGACCAGCGTCTCGTTCAGCCGGCCGTCCGCCTGCCGTGCCAGCTCGCGTAGGATCACCAGCCTTGCATCCTCCGCCATGATGTTTTCGAGCGTCTTCATCGCTTCGCCTGCTCCAGAAGGAATTCCTGCAATCGCGACGAGATCGACGCGACCGGCTTCAGGCGCTCGTCGAGCGTATCCATGCGCCCCGAGAGCTGCGCTTCCAGCGTCTGCGTCACCGAGGTCAGCCGCTCGATCGCCAGCTCCATCCGGTGGGCGTGGTCCCGGTCCGGCAGATGCCGCATGTCGGCCTCCAGCGCCTGGAGACGCTGGCGCGCGTCGTCGACGCGCAGGTCGTTCTTCTTCCGGTAGTCCTCTAGGTCCTTCGCCGCTTGTTTGGCGCCCGACGTCAATGACGCGTAAAGCGCCGTTGCCAGAGCGATGATCGTGTTCGCCGCCACCAGCCAGGGCATGAGAATTTGCAGGTCCATCAGGCGCGTCTCCGCCGTTCGAAGAAGGTTGCGCACTCGATGCAGAGTCGCGTGCCGGGCACGGCCGCCCGGCGGGCGTCGCCGATCGGCTCGCCGCAATCGCAGATCAGCGGGCCACCGGCGGGATCGGGTCCGGCCAGCCCGCGCGCGGCGTCCTGGACGCGGCGGATCGCGGCTTCCCTCTCTGCCTCGACGCGAGCCTCGGCCTGCTCGATCGCGGCGTTGCCGATCTTCACCGGGGGCCTCCGTAGTTTTTTTCGAACCAGTTGCCGCACCACACCAGCAGGTCGTTCGCCTGGCCGAGCGCGAAGTCCGTCTTCAGCGTCGCGTGGTCGAGACGATCGCCGAGCTTGACGCCCGAGCGAATCCGGCGCTTGCACGCCGCCGGCCACTGCGGACCCCGCCGGGCCGCCTCGCGTTCGGCCTCGGCCATGGCGATCGCTTCCTGCGCCAGGCTAGCGTCGGCCTTGTCGGCGAAGGCCTGTCGCAGAGCGGGCTCAGCGGTTCCGCAACCGGCCAAGAAGATCAGGACCGACCCTGCCATCGTCAGGCAGCGGATCGTCCTTGCGGCGTTCGGCAAGATCATCCTCGAATTCCCTGCGTTTCTCTTCGGAGAGCGCGAGTTGCGCCTCCAGTTCGAACAATGCCGCCTCGGCGATCTCCGCCCGGAGTCGCGCTTCCTCGGCGTTCGCCGCCGCGTACATGGCGAGCCGCTTCTGCCCGTCGACGGTCGCCTCCAGCGCCGCGATCCTCGCGCCGGCGACCAGCTCGGTCACCGCCTTGTCGACGGCCCGGCGCACGGCCGAGGCCTTGTCGAAATGCACCCAGGCGAGCGCGGCGAGGATGACGACGA